TGGTGATCGTAACAACCCGATGTACGCGGGTGACTACGACAACTCGTCGGTGCTGCGCAATCTGCGCATCATCGACCGCCAGCACCGCATGCTGGACCGTCAGAAGCACTTCGTCGAGGTCGAAACGGGTGACACGCGGCCGATCCCGAAGGAATTCGACCGCAACAGGATCGCCTTCTTCGTCGAGAAGTTCGGCTTTCAGGTCATCACCAAGCTCGTGCGGCGCATCCGCTGGACGGTGATCTGCGACAACGTCATGCTGCACGACGACTGGAGCCCGTACAAGCACTTCACGGTCATCCCCTACTTCCCTTACTTCCGTCGCGGCACGACGGTCGGCCTGGTCGAGAACCTGCTCGACCCGCAGGAGCTGTTGAACAAGGTTAGCAGCCAGGAGCTGCACGTCGTGAACACGACGGCGAACTCGGGCTGGAAGGTGAAGACCGGCGCGATCACGAACATGTCGCCCGAGGAGCTGGAGCAGAACGGCGCTCGCACGGGTCTGGTCATCGAGGTGGCCGGCGACCCCGACAAGGACGTCGTCAAGATCGCCCCGAACCAGGTGCCCGCCGGCCTGGACCGCATCAGCTTCAAGGCCGAAGACCACATCAAGGGCATTTCGGGCATCAACGACTCGATGCAGGGCTTCGACCGCGAGGACGTGGCTGCCAAGGCCATCGACGCGAAGAAGAAGAGTGGCTCGACCGGCCTGGCCAAGCCGATGGACTCGCTCACGCGCACCGACTTCATCCTTGCGCGCAACGGCCTGGACCTGATCCAGGAGTTCATGACTGAGCAGCAGCTCGTCACCATCACCCACGATCACGCCACCGGCGAGTCGACCACGATCACGGTGAACGAAGCCTCGCCCGAGGGCCACATCATCAACGACCTCACGCTCGGTGAGTACGACGTGGTCACCACCTCGATCCCGCACAAGGAGTCGATGGAGGACGACCAATTCGACCAGGCTGTGTCGATGAAGGAGATGGGCATTGCCATCCCCGATAGCGTGATCGTGATGTCCAGCCGCCTGCTGAACAAGACCGAGATCATCAAGCAGATGGCTGGCAACCAGGACTCACCGGAAGCCAAGGCCGCAGCCGCTTTGCAGCAGCGTGGACAGCAGGCCGAGGTCGCCAAGCTCGAAGGCGAGGCTGCACAGAAGGCTGCCGACGCCAGTCTCAAGAAGGCAAAGACCCAGGAGACCATCGTCAAGGCCCAGGTGCTGGCCAACACGCCCATCGAGTCGCCCGACGCTGTGGACCCCGAGTTGGATCGCGACGTGGCCAACCACGAGGCTGCGCTGGCCGTGGACAAGCAGGAGCACGACAAGCAGATGGACTTCGCTGAGCTGAACCTCAAGCGTGAGACCGAAGGCAACAAACTGCGCCTCCAGGCACAGGACATGGCAGCCAAGCGCGCAGACGCACGCGCCGCTGCTACCACCCAGGCAGCAGCCGCTGCCGCCAAACCCCAACCCAAGCAAGGACTGCGCACATGAACCTCTTCAACTGGGTCCACCGCCTCATGGCGTACATGACCTTCAATCTCGACGACGACCACAACAGCGCCGACGAGGGCGGTGACCGAGGCGACGAGTTCATCCCGACCAACACCGAGGCCGAAGCCGACGCCGCTGCTGCTGCGAAGGCCAAGCTCGATGTGGCTGCCGAGAAGGCTGCCGAGAAGGCTGCCGAGAAGGCTGCCGAGAAGGCTGCCGAGAAGACCGCGAAGGTCGAGGTCGACGAGGCCGCGGTGACAGCCGCTGCTGAAGCTGCGGTCGAGGCCGAGATCGCCGCCGAGGCTGAAGCTGCAGCCGAAGCCGAGGCCAAGGCGACCGGCAAGCCCCGCAAAGACACGCGCATCCCGCTCGCGCGTCACGAGGCGCTGCTGAACAAGGCGACTGAGCACGCGGCCGATCTCGCGCGCCAGCTCGCGCAATACGAGAAGGGCGCGAAGGTCGCCACCATCGCGGCCGAGCTGTCGGCAGCCGAGATCAAGCTGGTCGAGATGGAGGCCGAGTTCACGAAGCTGACCTCTGACGGCAACGTCAAGGAGGCCAGCGCGGTGATGTCCAACATCCGCCGCCTGGAGCGCGAGGTGTCCGAGAGCAAGGTCGAGGCGCGCATCGCTGCGGCCACGGCCATCGCGACCGAGAACGCGCGCTTCAACGTCGCCTTGGAGCGCGTCGAAGAGGCCTACCCGCAGCTCAATCCCGACAACCCCGACCATGACGCTGAACTGATTAGCGACGTGGCCGACCTGAAGACCACCTACGAGCGCAAGGGCATGACGCCCACCGCCGCGCTGCAGAAGGCGGTCTCGAAGCTCGTGTCGGCCAAGACGGTCAAGCAGGAAGATGCCGTCGAGGTCAAGCCGAAGGTCGATGCGGACAACAAGGACGTGGCCAAGGCTACCGCTGCCGAGCGCAAGGCAGCCGCCGTGGCCAAGGCCCTGGCCGCAGCCAAGGGCACACCCCCGAGCACCGCGAAGGTCGGCCTGGACTCCGACAAGGCCGGTGGCGGGGTGGACGCCAAGAACGTGATGAGGATGACCGAGAAGGACTTCAACGCCCTCTCGGAAGAGGCCCTCGCGGAGCTGCGCGGCGACAATTTTTGAACCTGAACTTTAACCAAGGAGAGATCGTGAACGAACAAGAGATCAAGAAGGCCCACGCTCGCATCGACGCGGAAGCGGAGAGACTGATTCGCGGCGAATGCGCTACCGAAGCGAGTTGCTCGCTGGGCGGTGATGTGCGCTACGTCCCACCGACCATCCGCACCACCGTCGAGGTGGCCGCGAACCGCAGCTTCTCCGACGCACTCCACGCACTGAAGTGTGGCCAACGTATCACGCGGCGCGGCTGGAACGGGGGTGGCATGTGGGTCTCGGCCCAGTATCCCGACAAGGGTTCGAAGATGGGCGTGCCGTATGCCTACCTGAAGAACGTCAACAACGAGTTGGTGCCGTGGCTGCCGAGCCAGGGCGACTTGTTCGCTGAAGACTGGGCGATCCTCCCGATCCAGCCGATCTGACCGTTCACCGTAGGGGCTGCCAGGCTACTGGCAACTGAGCTTCGATAGCGAAATGCAATCGAAGCTCTTTTTTCGACTACACTGCGCCCAACGCTCCAGGCGCGCAGTCCTGGCCACGCGGGAACCGAGCGACACACGGTACACGTCCCAGGCACGATAGCCCTGGCCTCGCAGGCACGAAGCGACATTCGGCGAAGCGGTCTCTCGACCATCTAACTTCGATTCGTTTCTACTCTGCGAAAGGTGGACTGTCATGTCCCTCACCAATTTCACGCTGCTCACCACCGAGCAGAAGACCGTCTGGTCCCGCGACCTGTGGAAGCAGGCCCGCAACATGTCCTTCATCAATCGGTTCTTGGGCAAAGGCCCGAACTCGATGGTGCAGCACATCACCGAGCTGAAGAAGTCCGAAAAGGGCGCACGCGCCGTCATCACGCTGCTGGCCGACCTGGCTGGCGACGGTGTGGCCGGTGACCGCACCCTGGAAGGCAACGAAGAAGCGATGCAGACCTTTGACCAGGTCATCCGCATCGACCAGCTCCGGCACGCCAATCGCCACGAAGGCAAGATGGCCGACCAGAAGTCTGTCGTGGAATTCCGGGGCAACAGCCGCGACCTGCTGGCCTACTGGCTCAGCGACCGCATGGACCAGATGGCCTTCAGCGCCCTCGGTGGCCGCTCGTTCGCCATCCGTCCGAACGGTTCGACCCGCGTCGGCTCCGATCTGCCGAACCTGGAGTTCGCCAGTGACGTGACCGCGCCGAGCACCAAGCGCATGACCCGCTGGGACAACGTCAACGGCGTGCTGAAGGACTGGAACTCGGGCAACAACACCTCCAGCGCCATCGTCAACACCGGCGCTGCGGCCACGTCCGACTTCCCGGCCTGGCAGACCTTCGTGCAGCTCAAGGCCTACGCCAAGGACCGCTACGTCCGCGGCGTGATGGACGGCTCGGAAGAGACCTACCACGCGTTCCTGACGCCGCAGGCCTTCGCCAAGCTGAAGAAGGACAACGACTACATGCTGAACCTGCGGCACTCGTCGTCGTCCAGCGTGAACGCGAACCTCTTCAGCGGCACCAGCGTGAAGATCGACGGTATCTACCTGCACGAGTTCCGCCATGTGCCGAACGTGTCGCAGGGCATCAGCGGCACCAACATGTACGGCGCCGGCCTGAATCTGCAGGGCTCGCAGATCCTGTTCTGCGGCGCGCAGGCCCTCGGCATGGCCGACATCGGTGCCCCCGATTGGAACGAGAAGGGCTTCGACTACGAGAACAGCCAGGGCATTGCGATGGGCAAGATCCTCGGCCTGCTCAAGCCCAAGTTCGGGACGATCTACGAAGCGAACACGACCGAAGACTTCGGCGTGATCTCCTGCTACGTCGCTCAATAAGGAGATCGACATGAAACTGCTCGCAAACCGCACCGCCCAGTACCCGCTGTTCCAGGAATTCGCGTTCAGTTGGAACAACTGGGTTGTCGACACCGTCGATGGCGCGAAGAAGACCTTCGGATCGACTCCGGCGCTGTCCACCGACCCCAACGAGTCGGGCCTGACCGGCGCCATCGGGTCCACGGTGACTTTCGACGCGCTGCCGATGCCGCCCGGCGCGGTGGTCATTGGCGGCGAACTGATCGTCGAGACGGCCTTTGTCGGCCCGACCGCCTGCACCGTCTCGGTGGGTATCGCCGGCTCGCTGGTGGCTGACCTGGCCGCGACCAGCCTGTTGTCCGCCGGCCGCACCGCGCTGCTGCTGACTTCGCCGCTGCTGGAGAGTGCGGGTCAGAACGTCCGTCTCACCTTCACCTTCACTGTGGCCCAGGCCACGGCGGGCAAGGCGCGCATCCGTGTGATGTACACGGTCGACGGTCGCAGCAATGAAGTTCAGGTCTCCTGATCGGGAAACTGATCAAGGACTGACCAACGGACGGGGCTCGCAAGGCCCCGTCCGTCCATCAGCACCCCCAACTACCAGGACGATGACATGGCCACTGCCAAGAAATTCATGATGCACCGCAACCGCACCGTCAGCTCGACGTGCGGCATCTCCATCGAATTCAAGAAGGGTGAGCTGCACCTCGTGCCGCCCGCGATGTTCGAGGAAGTGCTCGCCAAGGGCGGCGTGCCCGAGAGCGAGTTGGAAGAAGATGATCTGCCGAAATCGAAGACCTCGCCCGAAGCCATCGCCGAGCGCCGGGACGCGATCTTCAAGGCCTTCAAGGTCATCATCCTGCGCAACGACCGCAGCGACTTCACCGCCGGTGGCGCACCCCACGTGTCGGTGCTGGCGCGCGAGACTGGCTGGAGCGTCGATGCGCGCGAGCGCGACACGCTCTGGACTGAATACCCGAGCCTGGAGGACTGATCCATGACCTCGGGTGATCTGCTCGATCTGTTTCGCGACGAGATGAATGACTCGGCCGTCCCGTATCTCTGGTCGGATGACTTTGTCTTCGGCGCTATCGACGACGCACAGACCACCTTTTGCCGCCTCACTGACGGCATTTCTGACGGTTCCACGGTGGCGGTCACGCAGATCGCCATCGTGCCCGCTACCGAGTGGTACGCCTTCAACCCGGTGATCCTCAAGGTGCGCACGTCGTACCGCACAGATACGGGTCGGCCGGTGGACATCATCAGTCAAGAGGACATGGTCACCAGGGGCTACCGCTGGGACGGCAGCACGGGCACGCTGAAGGCTCTGGTGATGGGTATCGAGACTGGGAAGGTGCGGGCCTACCCGATGCCCACCGAAACCGTCACGGTGCAGCTCACGGTTTTCCGCAAGCCGCTGATCACGATCACTGACGACCAGGCGCTGGAGATCCCCGCCGACCACCACCGCGCCCTGCTGTTCTGGGCCAAGTATCGCGCCTACATGAAGCAGGACGCGGAGTGTTTCGACAAGACGCGCGCAGCGGACAACAAGGCCGACTTCGAGGCGTACTGCAAGGAAGCCAAGCTCGAACAACGTCGTGCGCGTCGTCAGCCTGGTGCGGTGGTCTATGGCGGCATCGTCAATGCCATCGGTGGCATGTCCAATGACTACGGCTACCCCCGTTGAACTGAACAGAGGACTCTATGTCGACTCAATTCACTGCTGCCCAACTCGCCATCCTCAAGGCGGCGATTGCGGCCAATACCGATCCGACGTTCGTCAGCTACCGCACCGCGGGTGCGACGGGTGCGATGGCGAACTGGTACAACTTGCCGTCGAATCCGGTGGCCAATGGTTGGCGTACCGAAGCGCCGGTGGCCGACATCCTCGACGGCATCAACTGGACGCTGTACACGCCCAACGACGCGCCTGATGCCACGGCGACGTTCACCAATCGCGCCCTGGTCATCCAGACCAAGCAGATGAACCTGCAGAGCATGGTGCAGGGTCGGCAGTCGCTCGATGCCAGCAAGACCAACACTCGCGCTGGTCTGCGTGATGCAACTGTGCAGGTTCCGGCTGGTGCGTTGGGAGCGATGGTGGCCCCTGGCGGCAGTAACGGTGCGACAGTGCTCGCTGCCTGTGTACGCAGTGCGAGCTTCGGTGAAGTGTTGTTCTTCGCCGGCTCGGCGACCACGGGCGCCACCGCGGCCTTTCTGTTCGGCTGGCAGGGCAGCGTGGTGGACGCTGACATCGTCGCTGCGCTGGGTGCCTGACTGTGGCTACCGTCAAGCAGGTTCAGGGCACGCGTACTTCGTTGGCGTATACAGGCTTGGCCACGCTCGCGTCGGCCACCTACGTCGCCAATACGACGGCGTACGACTGCACCGTCAATCAGCCGGTGGACGTGATCGTCGAGGTTGATGTGGCGACAACCAATGTGGTCGCCGGCAACAAGCAGGTGGTCGTATTCATGCAGGAGTCGCTCGACGGCACAAATTTTCGTAGTGGTCCGACCAGTGGTTCTGTTTCTACAGACGAACCGAACCTCAAACAACTCGGAGTGGTCCCGATGAACAGCACTACTACGGCTCAGCTCGGCACGTTTTCTATCGTCCAGGCGTTGGGCTACGTCCCGCAGAAGTTCAAGATCATCATCAAGAACGATGTGGGTGTGGCGCTCACCAGCGGCACTGTGTTCACGTCAGAGATCAGCGTCACGGTGATCTGATGCTTTTTGCTGCAAACCTTTCTCTGAATAACCAACCCCAAGCGCCGATGACGCTGAATGGTGCGGGTATCGGTGTGGGTCTGCAGATGGCAATCGTGGCGTCGCAAGGCCTTGGCGTCAAAGATTTGGCTCGGGGTGACTCCTACAACCCGCTGGGCACTGTCGCACTTACTGTAACGTCGGCCGGGCAGGCCTGGACTTTCGGGTCGAACGCGACGGATGGGATCACGACGTTCATTGGTAGCGGGATTCAGACTTGGAGTAACCCACAAACGCTGGGCGTGGTGTTCATCCCGACAGCGCTGACGGCTGGCAACACGATATTCACTGTCGGCCGCTCCACAGCGGCGAATAATGCTTCTCGGTATGGCTTGAGAGTGGCGGCGAACGGGACGTCACTGGCCTATTACAGTGCTACGTCAGGCGGCGTGAACGTCGAGATCGCTACTCCGAATAATTTGGTGGTGGGCGGCGTCAACGTCGCGGTCGGTACTTACATTTCCAACACTGCGCGGCAAGCCTTTTTGAACGGGCAAGCGAGTGCATTGGATACCGCGGCAAGCATTCACTTGGTTGGAACCACTGCAGCGTCGACGACGTTGGGAACTGCCACAGGCACTACGCGCACAACCGGCCAAGGCGGTAGTTATTTACTGGCAGTGTGTTGGAACCGCATACTGCCTTTCAACGAAATCGCCTCCTTCAGCACGAACCCCTGGCAAATCTTTGCGCCGGCAGTGCGACGGAATTTGTGGCTCCAAGCCATCATCGACCAACTCATGGGGCAAGCATGCTTGTGATCGCAGACGGACTCCCGCGTGGCCTGGGCTACCTCGAAGTGGACAATCGCCAAGCCGGCGATCTCCCGCCTGGTGTGGCCCGTCACTTCGAGGCTGATACCTATACCTGCACCCACTGCAGCACGGTCGTGGTGATGAACCCGCAACGTGTGCGCGAGCGCTACAAGTGCCGGGGGTGTAGCCACCATATCTGTGACCCGTGCGCCGCCAAACGTGCAGCGGGCGAAGGCTGCAAGACGATGGCCCAACTGTTTGATGAAGAGATGGCAAAGGCCGGGCGGCAGGCCGAAGCCAGTGTGTTGATCCTGCCGTAACCCAACTGAAAGGAAGCCATCATGGCCCGTTACTCTGCAAACTGGTCTTCGATCACCGCTGCTGCGGTGGCTGATACCACCACGTTCACCGCCGGCCAAGCGCCGGGTTTCCTCCGCTCCGGCGGCGCTGCTCAGCAGCTCAAGATCAACGAGGTCTACATCGGCGGCGAAGATACCGCGTCGACCCCGACCACGATGATCCTGGCGCGCTCCGGCGTCATTTCGGTCGGTGCGCTGTCGGTTGGGCAGAACAACCTGCTGGATGCCACGGCGACTGCGCCGGGCACCGTGGCTGCGTTCGGCTCGACTGCCGCGACCACATTCCCGCAGCGTTCGGCGACCGGCTACTTGCTTGACCTGTCGTTGAACACCTATGGCGGCATCGCCCGCTGGCAGGCGCGCTACGGCGAGGAAATCTCGATCTTCGGCGCAACCGCGCCGCTGGGCGAGGTGGTTCTGTCGAGCAAGACCGGCACGGGCAAGTCGTCGGGTCACATCCTGTACGAAGTGGTGTAAGTACGGGTCGAAGCTCGAAGATAGATCGAGGCGATGGCTAACATCTTTCGTGCCCCTCTGGCTGTAGCACGGCGGGAAATCCCGCCGGTGCTGCAGGGCTTCGCCAGTGGGGTGATCGTCTCGCTGCTCGTGACCGTTCTGGGCACGTTGGCGATGCCTGCTGGCAAGCAGACTGCACCTGGCGCGGCCCAGCATCCTTCATCTCTCCGCACCAACGCGAACACCAGTCAGGGTTCGCCGAAGACACTTCTCGCCGATGCACAGTATCCTGTCGGCACAGAGCTGCCCCCGTCGTCGGTTAAGTTGCCTTGGATCGTCTCCGGCACGGCGCTGGGTTCCCCGGCAACGCTGCGCTCCACCGTCGCGCCGGTCGTCCCGAGTCAGTTGAACCAGCCGGGGCGCGCAGCAGACCGTGCGGTAAACCCCGACACGACGTGCAGCACCCCGAAGGTGTTGTTCGCCGATGCTCAGCCTCCCATCGGCGCAGAAGTCTTTCCCGCTACGCTGCTCCATGCAGCGCGGCTGGCCGTCAACGTCGACACCTCACGTACGGCGACCTGCTTGTATGTGCCGGTCGTCACACCGCCCCCGTTCATCGTCGCACCTACGGCGGCGTGGCATCAGCGGCCGAGTCTGTCGGTCGGTTCGGAGACGAGTCAAGGTACAGCCAAGGCCCTCATTGCGGAAACGCAACAGCCGGTCGGCACAGAGCTGCAGCCTAGGTTGGCACTTCAGCGCTCTGTTGGCGCAGACACTTCGCAGTCGGCCTTCGCTGCTTTGAATGCGGGCGTCGTCGCGCCGCCCTTCGTTCCTGGGTTGACAGCGTTCACGGCCTTGTGGCCTGTGACGGCAATCAATGCCAGTACCAGCCAGGGTACAGCCAAGGCACTCATCGCTGACGCACAGCAGCCGGTTGGTACAGGGCTGCAGCCAGGTCTGACGCCGCAGCGCGCCATCGGTCTGGACACGTCGCGCTCAGCCGCGCCTGTCCTGTACGTCGGCGTCGTCGCACCTCCGGTTATCCCGACACAGACCTCATTCACAGGCCAGTGGCCCGCGACGGCAGTCAATGCCAGCACCAGCCAAGGTACAGCCAAGGCGCTGATCGTTGATGCTCAGCAGCCGGTTGGTACAGGGCTGCAGCCTGGGCTGGCGCTTCAACGTGCCATTGGCCTCGATACATCGCGCTCAGCCGTCGCGCTGCTCGCGCTGCCTGCCGCACCTTTCGTCCCTGCGTCGTTCATCTCAGCACCTGCTCTGCTGCGTCTCAACGTCGAGACGAGCCAGGCCCTTGCGAAGGTTCTGACCGCTGATGCGCAGCAGCCCATCGGCACAGAGCTGCGGTTCAGTTCGCCGCAGCCACGTGCTCTCGGCCTTGACACTTCACGTTCGGCTGCAGCATTCCTTGCGCTGCCTGCTGCACCGTTCACACCTGCATCGTTCATTGCGGCTCCGTTGCCCCGCAACATCGGCACCGAGACGAGCCAGAGTTTCGCCAAAGCCCTTACAGCGGATGCGCAGCAGCCTATCGGTGCTGAGCGCACTGAGTCGTGGGTACTGCATGCGCCGAGTCGCGTGTGGGCTAACACATCGCTCTCGACGCCGCGCACCCTGGTCATCGTCCTGCCGCCTGTTCAGGGGCGCGGTGACTCGTGGGTCGGCCCGATCCACAAACTGCGTGGGTTCCAGCCCGCCAGCACGGCGGCGGGCTCTCCGAAGACCCTCACCGCTGATGCACAGCGTCCGGTCGGCACCGCGCGCACTGAGGCTGCCCCGCAGCGTGTGCGTGAGCTGTCTATCTGGGCTCGTCGTGGGTTCCAGCTCCCGGTCGCGCTGGCGGGCGCGTACACACCGGCGGCGAGCTTTTACCAGGTGCCATTCGATGACCGGACCTACACGGTGACCTTTGATGACCGGACCCTCGTGGTGGCCTTCAACGACCGCACGCTGACCGTGCCAAAGGATTCAGCATGAGTCTGAAGAAGTTCACCAAGCAGCCGACTGAGGTTCTCGATTACGACTTTCTATTGGCTGACTGGTTCGGTACGACCGGCGACACGGCTCTGTCGTTCACCGTGACCGTGCCGACTGGCATCACGCTGCAGTCGTCATCGGTCTACAGCGGCAACACGATCATCAAGCTCTGGATCAGTGGTGGTGTCGATGGCATCACCTATAAGTTCTCGATCAATGTCACGACGGCGAGCACACCCGCTCGCGTGAAGCAGATCGACTTTCTCGTCAAAGTGAAGGACACGTGATGGATACCGAATTCGAGCCGCGCCTTGGTGTTTGGGAACGTCACGGACAGACCTTGCTGCTGGGTGTGATCACTGCGGTATTGGCATTCGCTGCCAAGGCCCTGTGGGATGGCAGCACCGCGCAGGCGACAGCCGCCATCGAGATCAAAAACCTCTCGCTGCAGATTGCCAAGTTGGAGGGCACTGTGCAGGCGATGCAGTCCAACTTCGTGACCCGCGGCGAGTTCGCAGTCCACGAGACCCGCATCCAGTCGCTCGAATCGCGTCGCGCGAAGCAGCCATGAACCTGCTGCGCCAACTGCTCACAGGCATTGACGGGATCACGCACGACCTGGCGCGGTGGACCTGGGCCGGGTCGTGGCTCGGGGTGACGTGCACTGCGATCTGGCAGTGCGCGACGGGACATCCGCCCACGCTGGTCGAGCTTGCTGCCGCCTACAGCGCGGTCGCCGCTGGCCACGCCGTGTCGATCAAGGCCAAGGAAACGACGGAGCCCAAGCCATGAGCATCACAATCGAACAGTATTTCGGCGGCCGGCGCGAGTCGCATCCGACCGAGTGCAGCCCTGGCATCGAGGACAAGGCATCGCGCTCGGTGCCGATCTTCAATGCGCTGATCGCCGAGGGCGAGGCCGATGGCGTGGTGTTCCAGATCCAGCCGGCGGGCGACTTCGCAGGCTCGCAACTGGCCAGCGGGTGGCGCCCGCCGTCGGTCAATGCCTGCACGCCTGGTGCATCGCTGACCAGTCGGCACATGACCGGCGAGGCAGCGGACCTGTACGACCCGTTCGGCCTGGTCGACGCATGGCTGATGTCGCCACGCGGCCAGACCGTGCTGGTGAAGCTGGGCCTGTGGATGGAGCACCCCGACAGCACACCGAAGTGGGCGCACGTCCAGACCGTGCCGCCGCACTCAGGCAACCGGGTGTTTCACCCATGACCCTCTACCGCCTGCTGGCCGAGATCGCCATCGCCGCGGCAGTCTGCGTCGGCCTGTTCGCCGCTGGCCACCACGGCGGCTACGTCTCCGGCACCGCGCACGTCCAGTCGGCCTGGGATGCCGAGACGAAGGTCCGCAATGAGACGGCCATCAAGAAGCTCGAAGCCAACCGCATCGCTGGCGACGAGAACGATGAAACTCAACAGAAAGCACTCGATGAAGCGAATCGTCTACTCACTCACGTTACTGCTCTGGCTCCTACTGCCGCTGCTGCTGGTAATGGGCTGCGCATCCGTACCATCACCGTCGCCGCCGCTTGTGATCGAGGGGCCGGAAGTGAAGCCGCTACCCCCGCAAGCGCGCCCGCCAGTTCGCCCGGCGATCTGCTCGCCTACGTGCAGAGAAGGATGGACGAGGCTGCAGTTGGAGTTGTCGAATTTGCTGACGCTGCCTCTATCGCCGGCGAACTCTGCTGGGCCGATGGCAACGCCAATCGCGCCGCCGCCCTGAAAGCCAAACACTGAACACGCGGCATCGACCAGTTGGGGGTGTCGTCGCGCTCCAGGTTCGTCGCCTGGTATCCAACCCCCAACCAGGCTCCGCTCGCTTGTACCTTGGCAGGCGAGCGGGGCGCTTTTATCGAAGATCGAAGATAGACTAAACTCAGACATGTCAATCGGCCGTGAACTTCAAGTCAATCTGAGCACGTTGCTCGGACTGAACAATCGCCGACCGGACTTCCGGCTTCGTACGAAGGATGGCGTGTTCATCCGCGCTGCGGTCAACGCCGACATCTCTGAGGCAAACACCGCCAAGCGCCGCCAGGGCTACACGGTTTCGATCACCGGCACCGACTGCCACTCGTTGTGGGTCGACGAGTTGAGCGATACCGCCTACTACGTCGATGGCACCTCGCTGTACTACACCACGGACGGCACCCACAAGACCCTGATCACGAATACTCTGGTCGCCGGTCGCCGCCTGACCTATGCGCGCGTGGGTAACGAGGTGATGTTCAGCGACGGTGTGCGCAACTTGACGACGGCCGACAACAGCGCTGCCGCTGTGCCGCTCGGTGCGACACCGATGGCTGCAGCTCCAGCAGTGGCCGGCAGCACGGGCGGTGCGCTCGACGCCGGCTATTACACCGTGGCGTTCGGCTTCATGAACGCCAATGTCGAAATCTCGCCGTTGACGCCGAATGTTCAGGTGCTGGTCCCCGATGCCGGCAAGATCGTTGTCACGGGTTTGCCCGCCACATGGCCGGCGGATGCCGCCTCGCTGCTGGTGTATGTCAGCTCGACCAATGGTGACACCCTGCTGCTGGAGCGCAGGCTGAGCGCGCCGGCCACCTCGCTCGACATCGCGGTCCTGGCGCGCTCGGGCATGCAGGCGATGACGCAGTTTACTGCGCTGTTGCCGCCAGGCCGGATCATGCGGTGGTATGGCGGTCGACTGTACTCGGCCCTGGACACGCTGCTCTGGTACAGCGACGTGTACTCGCCCGCGCTCTGCACGCCGACCAAGAACTTCATCGAGTTCCCCAAACCGATCACTGTGGTTGAGCCGTGTGACGATGGTCTCTTCATCGTCGCCGATGCGGCCTACTGGCTCGGTGGCGATCCCACGAGCACGACTGCCAAGAAGGTCTCGCCGACGCGCGGCATCTACGGCACGGGTGGGCACAGCCTGGCTGAGCAGAAGTGCTTCTGGATGTCCGACCACGGTCTGGTCGTCGGCAGTCCTGGCGGTGCCATCGAGCTGGTGCAGGACGAGAACGTCGCCATCAACCAGGCCGCATCAGGAGCCTCCCTGTTCCGCGAGGTCGATGGCCAGCGGCAACTGCTGTCAGCTCTCTTCAGCGCAGAACCCAGCACGACCTCCGCCCGCAGCTACATGGACGCGGAAATCATCCGCAAAGGGACAACGCTATGAGTCTGATCCACGCCGGCTTCAAGTACCTCGTCAACATCATCCGCGACGGTGCGGTGATCGACTCGTTCGAGGCGCACAACCTCATGCCCACCGAAGGGCAGAACCACATGCTCTCGACCGAGTACAAGAGCGGCACGCCGGTCGGCACCTGGTACGTCGGTCTCTTCGAGGGCAACTACACGCCTGTGCTTGGCGACACCGCTGCTGCGTTCCCCGCTGCAGCGACCGAGTGCACGGCCTACGTGCTCGGCACGCGCACGCCGTGGGTGCCCGGCACTGTCGCCGGCGGCATCCTCGACAACACCGCCAGCGTGTCGGCCTTCACCATGAATGCGACGAAGACGGTCTACGGCGGCTTCGTCTCTTCGGCTGCGGCCAAAGGGGCCGTGACTGGCGTGCTGACCTCGGTCGTGCGCTTCCCTTCACCCAAGCCTTTGCTCTCGGGTGACATCCTGCAGGTGACTGCAGGCATCACCCTGACTTCTGCCTAAAGGAGGCTCAACATGTCCCTCATGCTCTCGACTGCGCTGCGCAACAAGCTGCTCGACACCGGCTCGCTCAAGACCATCCTGGCCGGCGGCTCGATCAAGATCTACTCCGGTGCCGTGCCAGCCACGGCCGATGCTGCGGTCAGCGGCACGCTGCTGGTCACGATCCTGAACGGCGGCAGCGGCATCAACCTCGATACCGCTGCTGCGGGCGGCATCATCAACAAGGCTTCCGCCGAGACGTGGAGCAGCACCGTCGCGTCGGGCGGCACCGCGACGTACTACCGCCACGTTGCCTCGGGCGACACTGGCGCGCTGTCGACGACCGAGGCGCGCATCCAGGGCACGATTGCCACGGTGGGCGCGGACCTGAACCTCAGCTCGACCACGCTGACCGGCGGCGCGACCCAGGCCATCGACTACTACTCGGTCACGGTCCCGGCGTCTTGATCCAATGGCTGTCGTTGTCACCGACGGGTTCCGGGGGACTCTTGGCGCTGTCAACAACAGCGTCCCCATCTCTAGGGACGCGAATTACCTGAACTGGACCGATGCCACTACCAAGTGGTATCAGGGCAGCACTGGCGCCGGGCTCTCGGGACTTTCGGCAAGCACGACTTACAAGGCGGACATCAGCAACGTCGGCAGTGGGTTCTCTACCCCCACTCGCGGCACCGGAACGTTCACCGCCGAGATCGCCTGTTTCGGCCCGTTGGAGCAGTTCGGATGGAGCACTGACCTCGGGCTCTATTGCTACTGCTCGATCGACACCGCCGGCCTGGCCACGCTGACCGAGAACACCGTCGCCGGCGGGGTTCAGTCGTTCACCTTCGCGACGGGCGTGCCGCGCTCGACGGCTGTGCGCACCGTGCTGCGGCTGGAGGTGACCACCACCACGACGCTGCTGTTCGTCGACAACGTTCAGGTGATCTCGAATGCGCGCGGCTTCTCGGCCACGACCTCGCGCATCGACCATGTCTGGTTCCAATACTCCACCACGACCAGCGGCACACTGACGACACTGCCGGCGAGCTTCAGCGGCATCCTGGTCGACTACGTCAACACGCTGCTGGCCACGACGACCGGGCCGCTCGGCACGCCGGTCGTGGGCGACTCGACGCCGCCGGTCTTGACTGGGTCGATCACGGCTCTCGACATCACCTCCAACGCGTTCCTTCTGAACTACCCGGCGGCGACCGATAACGTCGCAGTCACCGGGTATGAACTCAGCACGAACGGCGGCGGGTCATGGATTGACCTGGCTATGGCCCTGTCAGTCGTCGTGGTGGGGATGGCCCCATCGACGGCCTACTCTGTTCGCGTGCGTGCGTACGACGCGGCAGGCAATCGCAGCACGGCGCTCTCGGCGACAGTGACGACGACGGCAGTGCTCGCCGACCCGTCACCGCCTACGCCTCCCGCGACAACGCGGAGCTATTACGAGAACGGCCCGTGGGAGTTGTACTTGCATGATGCTCACCCGGTCTTCCTGCTCGACGTGCTCAACGTGCGCGCCAATAACACGCCGGTAGTTGTCTCCAAAGATACGCTGACCGCCTTCCAGGCAACCGACGCACAGCACACGGGGCCGTTGTTTGACGGCACCACCAACTCGATCTTCATCTATTCGAGGGCGAGCGGTGTGTGGGCCGCGAACGGAACGGTTGACGGCACGCGCGACGGGTCGAGCTACGGCGGCACGGTTGCCTGCAACGGCAACGGGACCAAGCTCATCCGCACGATCCCGGTCTGGAACGGACTGGTCAGCGGCATTTACCTCCCGCAGCAGTTTTACCTGACGACGTTTATCCTCTCCGGCGGTTCCTGGCAGCCGACTGCTGTGCAGGCAATTGGCCCGCTGCTCAACGAATTTTCTCCGATGTCGGACGCTGCGATGGCCTTCAACGGCCAGGAAGCCATCGTGGTGTTGCGCCCCCCCACTGCCACGCTCTACCACCTCATGTGGAACGGCACCGGGTGGGACGTGCGGTTCCAAGTGTCGAACGTGGACAGCATCGTTTACGTCAACGACGACCTCTCGGTAATTGTCTGCGAGGATGCGCTCAGCAGCGATTTGCGGAAGCTCGTGGAGAACACATCGGGCGGCTTCGACGTCACCATCGTCCCGCAGAGCCAGTGGAAGTCGACACAGGTCACCAACGCGAACGACTCGACCTCGCACATCGCCGCCAACATCTCGGACCCGACCGGCGTCAGCCCCGTTGTCCTGAGCGAGTACGCAGTCATCGCGGAAGATGTGTACGAGCCGGTGAACACCCAGACTCTGGCTGCGACGACCTATTACCTCCCCAGGCCGACTCTCTACGCGAACGACACCGAGGAGTTTCTGCTGCTCTTGACTGCAACGACTCCGACCGACCAGGTCACCAACCTCTACCGGCGTACGAAGAAGTTCACAGAAGTGCCCGTGGTCATCGGCACGACCGACATCACCGGCACGTTCACCGACCTCATCATCGACGCCATCGCTGTCCAGTCGCGCCTCCCGATTGACGGCATTCAGGGCGCTCACATTACGTGGACCCCGGCGACTGGCTTGCCGACCGGTTACGAGTTCGGCATGAACGGCGAGCCGTTTCTCCCCTGCTCACCACCGCTGCTGTGCATCAGCAATTGGTACATCAGGCCGGGCCCTCCCGGTGAGTTCTCGATGGCCAGCGGTGCCATTACTCCGAACTCCTTCTACACGTTCCGTGTGCGCGCCTTCGATGCCAAGGGTCGGCGTGGCCCGACGATCATGGTCGCGTTCGCGGTCGATGCGGACGGCAATGTCATCGGCAGCGGGGTCGATGGCTCCAGCTTCTGGAGCAAGTTCGTCCAGACCTATGAAGCCACCTAACCTCGTCGGCAACCTCACCGGCAACGCGGCTGTTGGCTTCGGGGATGTGCGTGGCATGGCGACGATCCAGACGCCGTTCCTGACGACGGCGGGGCCTGGGTACATCGCACGCAAGAAGGGCGACTCGTCGGAGGTCATCTCGCTGACCACCGACAAGCCGACTGACCCGTACCTGTGGGGTCTGTTCTGGGCTCCCGGCGCTGGCTACACCTCGACCTCCATCGCCGCCACGGTGAAGACCGTGGCCACGAACCCCGAGCTGGGCACTGGCGCTGACACGAGCGCGGAGCCGCCTGCCGGTACGACCCTGGAGCAGGGGCTCGGCATCTGGGTCGGCGATGACTACGTCCTGATGCTGGGCTCGGCCACTTCGTTCACGGCCATCGGCTCGCACGCGCCGCCGCTCATCACGAACAAGACGTGGTGGCCCGTGCTGATGAACCCACGGAACTCGACGCAGGGTGTGCCCACGGATGCGCGCCCGCGCAGCAAGTCCATCTCGTTTCAGAGCATCGCCGACTGCAACTACTACCCTCGGTCGATCTTTTCTTCCGGCTGGAAGGACGAAGCCTCGCGGTACGTGTGGGGCTACTCGTTCATCGACTACTGCTCAAGCAGCGACACTGTCGTCCCGCAGCAGACCGTCACCGCCCCTGTCGTGGTCGTCGGCAACACCGGCATGCTGACCACCGCGGCGACCGCGCTACCGTACGAGCCCAGCCGTGCGCAGCAGGGCGGGCAAGTGTTCTGCACTGGCCCTGGCCAGCTCATCGCCTTCTTCCTGGTGACCGAGTGGCTGGACCCGGCGCTGCCGGCAGGGGCCAAGCTGATCCCGAAGGTGCTGCCGTTCTACTGTGTGTCGACCGACCACGGCGCTTCGTGGACACGGCACGATGCGACGTTCCTCGATACCTACCTGCGCCTCTTCGCGGTAGATGTCGTGCACAACTATCAGCGCACGCACTACGACAACGCGCAGCTCGAACTGATCGGGAACAGCATCCACGTCAGCTACATCGGCAACGGCAAGAGTTTGATCATCGTCCCGAGCCTGGTGGACTCGACAACGTCCGACAACCTGCGGGCCAAGCTGTTCCTGTACGACGGCGGGTTCACGCTGTTGAGCTGGGCGGCTGACTCGTGGGTCGACGGCTCGTCCCTCACGTTGAACACGGCACGCGAGATCTGCTCACAGAGCCCGTCGTTCTGCTTCGGCGAAGGATGCCTCGCGGTCTCGGTCTCTGGGCCGGGCGCGATCTCGCGCATCCTGTTCACGACCGACTACGGAGCCTCGTGGTCGTCGGTCACGATGCCGTTCTACAACCACGTCCTTGGGGCCGGCATCACGCTCGCTCCACCCACCGTCGTTGCCCCATACCAAGGGCCTCTGAAACGAGGTCGCATCATCTACACTGTGAACAGGGGCGATGGATCAGGCTCAGACATCTGGCAGACGGACGGCTCCTTTGCCACGTTCTCGAAGCAGGCCAGCATGTTCAACAACTGCGCCGGCGATACGCCCAACGTTTGGCCCTCACTCGGCGCGTACCAGATCCCGTTCCTCAACCGCGTGAAGGTCCGTGTCGACCTCCCGAATGAGTTCAACCAACCATGACCATCCTTCAACTTGGCGCGCGGCTCTATCGCGATGCGGTCCTCGTCACGCAGGAGGTGGTCAATGGTGGGACGACCGTCACGCAGCTCGTGCGCCAGCGTGTCGGCGGCTTCTACCCGACCGCGCAGTACAACGCCGCGCTCGCAGCGGTGCATGCGCAGATCGGCTACTGGACGACCTACGACGAGGCTGCGGCCTCTGACTCGTTCATCAACTTCCTCGACTACTCGCTGCTGCAGCCCGCCACGCCGGCTGGGCTTTCAGACGCTGAGGCCGAGGAGCTGCGCGGGTGGGCCTTCGCTGGTTTCCCGAACATCGACGGCTTCCAAGGCTGGACGTACCTGTACCAAGATTTCCTCGTCCCGGTTCAAGTCGACCAGGCCGACGTCACTCAGACCCAGGTCAACGTGCTGACGCCTGGGTGGGACGCGGGTGCGATCTCGGCGGACTCGTTCTCTGGCTGGGGCCGGGTGAAGTTCAATGTGCAGGCCTCAAACAAATTCGTCATCGGCATGTGCGACGGCGGCAACCCGCTCGACCCCTACGGTCGGTTCTTCGGTGTAGCCTTCGAGAAGGATGTCTGCTGGGACTTCTACCGCACCACCAGTCACGCGACCAACCCGATGGGCCAGCTCGATGAAGGCAACCTGGGCGGCTTGCGCTACACCCCGGTCGATGACGCCACCACATTCACCGTGCAGTGGCTCCGCAACATCCTGACGATCACGCAGTACAACGCAGCCGGCTCCGTGGTTTGGACGTCGACGCGAGGCCTGGCTCTGGGCGACGAGATCGCGACGGGTTCATGGACTCTCGGCGCGGCGATCTACAGCCCCGGCTCGTGGGTGCTGGGTTATGAGGTGAGCGGGTGGGTCGGCATGGATGAGGTGCTGCCGGCGCTCGCAGGGCGCGGCGGTGCAGGTACGCCGAAGTCCCAGGCCATCACGCGCATGCCGAAGCTGCAGAGCAGGGGCCGGATGGCCACGCGCGGCGCGGGCTCGCTACCCAAGCTGGCCAGCATGGGCGGGCGGCGCATCGCTGTGTCGTCGGCCTCGCTGCCCAAGCTCACTGGCCGTGGCTCGCAGATCGACGTTTTCGTCGGTGCCAACCGCGCGCAGTCTCGCCTGCCGCTGATGACCAGCCACAGCCACTCGATCACGGGCGAGGTGGGTCAGGCGGCGGTCAGGCTCCCGCTGCTGAAGGCACGCGGTACGAAGAACAAGCTGGCCGACAGCGCCGTCTCTCTGCCGCGCCTGCGCGGCGCTGGCTTCGCACTGCCTGCCGATCACGCCACGATGTACTCGGCGATGTTCGCCTCGGTGACGGCTGTGCCGACGCGGCTCACCCTGGCGGTGCTGACGTCTACGCTCACTGCCACCCCGACGATGGCCAGCGCGATGCTGTTCAACGTCAGCATGCCGACCGGGGTCACGTCCTCGACGCCGACGACCCTGAAGCAGATCCTCCAGGCGCTGATGCTCACCGAGGTCAGCACCGACGCGAGCGTGCCGTTCACGCCGGTCGGTGCCGAGGTCTGGGTGATGAACATGGCGAACAACGCCACGTCAACCTACGAGGACTTCAACTTCAACTCGTTCGGCTCGTTCAACGGGCGCGGCTACGGCCTGCGGAAGGACGGTCTCTACTTGCTCGAAGGCGACACCGACGCCGGCTCGCCGATTCGCGCGAGCGTGTCGTACGGCAAGCAGGACTTCAACTCGAAGGCCCGCAAGCACCTTGAGCGCGCCTACGTCGGCGTGTCGTCGAAGGGCACCATGTACCTCAAGGTGACGGCCAACGGCACCGAGTACATCTATGCGGCCCGCACCTCATCGACAGAGCTGAAGCAGCAGCGCTTCGATGTGGGCCGTGGCCTCCAGGCCACGTACTTCACGTTCGAGCTGTTCAACAAGAACGGCGGCGACTTCGAGATCGACAACGTGTCGTTCTTTGCCATCGACTTCACACGGAGAGTTTGATCATGACCAGCCCCGCAGATTCCGTCGCCGCACTGACTGCACAGGTCTGGGCTCAAGCCACGCGCCTGTCCGGTGTGGTGGACGACAAGGTCAACGAGGCGCTGTCTCTGGCCAGCACCGCGCCGTCCATCGCCGCGCCTGACCTGATCTATGCGCCCGCACTGCCGAGCACGCCGGCACTGCCGACGATGAGTCAAGCCGAAGCGACGGGACTCTTTGACTCGACCAAGACCGACATCCTGAACATGCTGGTGGGAGAGTTCACCACCTTCATCGGCACCTACTTCGCGAATGACGCCTACCTCACCGACGCCGAGGACTGGCTGCACCAGGCCCTGGCTGTCGGCGGCACCGGCATCAACCCGACCGTCGAGGCTCAGCTCTGGGAGCGTGTGCGCTCAAAGGCGCTGACCGATGCTGCACGTGCGCAGGACGAGCTGTCCGTGACCTGGGCCGCGCGCCGGTTCCCGGTGCCGCCTGGTGCGTACATGAACGCCGGCCTGGTGCTGGCCCGTGACTCGATGGATGCCACGGCTGAAGCCGCCCGCAGTCAGGCCATCGAGTCGTTCAAGGTCGAGGTCGAGAACACCCGCATCGCCATCGAGCGCGCCATCGCGCTGCGGGGCGTGGCCATGCAGACGGCCAGTGAGTACGTGCGCACGCTGGCCACGGGGCCGCAGGTAGCCGCCAGCGCAGCCGGCACGATCATCGACGCCGAGGCGCGCTTCGCCAGCACGATGACCGACTACTACCGCGCGCAGCTCACGGCTGTCGACATCCCCGTGCGGATCGCCACCACGAACTCCACCCTCAAGGTGCAGACGAATGAGGCGAACCTGCGCACGGCAATGGAGACGCTGTCGGCCCGTGTCTCGGCGGTGATCTCGCAGGCGCAGATGCTGGCCTCACAGGCAGCGGCTGCGTTCAACTCGATCCACACCCAGGCCTCGATCTCTGGCAGCGACTCGACCAACACGAACATCCAGGGGTGATGGCGCACAATGGAACCTCCTTCGAGGAGGTTCCATGAACAAGGTGTCTGAGGTGATCTTCAATGCCGGGGTCATTGCCCGTGAGAAGCTCACGGGGCGTAAGGCCTCTGTCAAGGAATACAACGAGCGCCATCGCTTCGTCCACACCAGCAGCTTCAAGAACCTGATGGTCGTCGGCGCGGTCATCGGTGTCGCGCTCTGGCAAGTGCTGAGCAAATACCTCTAGGTTCAGGCCGGCTGTCGCTGGCCTTCGGCACCTGCGACAATCTAAGCTCTAACATAGATCGGAACGTTCATGGCCCGCTTGCGCAAGATTCCTGTCGGCGATGTGATTGAAGGTGCCGGTCCTGGTCCCGAGGTCGAGCCCCGAGCCGGGATTCCGCAGCCCCAAGTGGTTGAGGGTGCGCCGCCGATCCCCGAACCCGCATCGCGCGCCAAGCTGCGGCTGCCCGAGGTGACGGAGTGGTCGCCGACGCCCGAGCCCTCGACCACGCCGTCGAACGGTCGCTTCGGTGCACCGGCCAACCCCGAGCCTGGTTGGGAAGCGGCTAAGCCTGCAGCCACCGCCACGCCCGAGCCGATGGCCGGCCCGCGTGCACAGCCGGGCGGCTTTGCGCCCGAGGGTGTGCCGCCTGCGGCTGCTGCCGAGCCCAAGGTGGGCATGGCGCGGCGAGTGGCCGATGGCTTGCGCAACAGTGGTAGTGCTGCTCGCACTGCCACAACCGCCACGGGCGAGTTGCTCAAAGACGCTGGTGCGACGGCACGTGCGGCGCTACCCACGGCCTCGACGGCTTTGCGGGCGGGTGGCGGTGCAGCTCTCGTCGGGATGCAGGTTGCACCCCATGCCGGTGTCTACACGGGTGAGGGCGACATGTCGTTTGGAGACCGTGCACGGGTGGTCGCGGGTGATGCCCTGACTCTCGGCGGCGGTGCTGTCGGTGGTGCTGCCGGGGCTGCGCTCGGTTCGGGTTTTGCGCCCGGTGTAGGTACGGTGGCAGGCGGTTTCGCTGGTGGCGCTGCGGGCGCTGCTGGTGGTCACGCTCTGGCCGAGAAACTCTTCGGCGTGAAGGACGCGCTGCGGCGTGGCGGCTTCGACCCCGAGCGCGGTGTGACCGACCTGTTCGATGGCAAGGGTGTAGGGCCGACGCTGCCGCAGACCAGCACCGGCAATTTCGATTCATTCCGCCCGCCGAAGGAGGTGCTGCCGGCCACCGGGTTCGGCTCGGCTCGCGGCAGCGTGAACCCGCCGATGGCTGCCGACGTGAGCATGCCCCTGCCCAAGAAGTACGTGGCACCCGAGGGCACGATCACGCGCGACGGCAACAGCTACTCCGGCACCAACATCAAGGTGGATGCGCCGATGGTGGGGCCGAGCGGCGGCGCGCTGCGCAACGGTGGCAACGTCACCGTGCTGCCCAGTGGTTCCGAGGGCTATCGCCAGGACTTGGCGACGCTGGCCCGCAACGCGGCCGAGCGTGCGAACGCGCCCGAGCCCGGTGGTGCGATCGGTATCGGCAGCGGGTACGACGCCAGCATCGCGGCCAAGAACGCGGCCACCGAAGCGAGCAGCATCACGAATCCGATCAATGCGCTCGGTCGCAGCATGAGCGGTGCCGACCGCCGACTGGCGGCGCAACTGGCGACCGAGACCGGCATCGCTGGTCGGCGCGAGGCGGGCGAGACTCAGCGCACGGGCATGTCGGTCGGCGCGCAACAGGTGGCCAACTCCAACGCACTGCGCATCGCGTCCATGCACGATGCGACTCAGCGCCGGGGCAACGACCAGACCACACAGGTCGCGATGGCCGGGCATGAGATGGCACTGCGTGGCCACATGGCTCCGCTGGAGCTGGCGCAGTGGCGGCGCAACCAGGCCGGCAGCGTGTACCGCGCGGTCGGTGCGGGCGGTCAGGACGGCACGCTCCCGATCACGCCCGAGCAACACACCCAGGCCGCGGCTCACTTCCTGGCGATGGGCATGCCCGAAGAAGCGAAGGCAGCACAGGAGGCTGCCTCCAGCGCGAACACGCTGGACGACAAGCAGGGCGAGAGCAGCCGCAAGGCTTTCGATGGGCTCATCATGGGCGTCGACAAGGACGGCAAGCGGGTCGTCGATCACGATGCCTCTGCTCACGTGGCCGCGTTGACGAACCGCTACGCGCCGGGGTTCGCGCACATGTCGGGTCCGCAGCGGCAACAGGTCGTGAGCCACATGGCCGCGCTCGGCCAGATGATGAACGACGGGCTCGGTCAGGACACGAAGGTCGGCTGGCGTGGGCTCAACCCGTTCTCTCAGGCCGCACCGGGTGATGTCGAGCCGCCGAACATCCAGGGAGCCAAGATCGAACGGCTCGGCAACGTCGAGGGCAAGGTGACCATCGGTGCGTCGGCTGGCGAGCACCTCATCACCACCAAGGACGGCAAGCAGTACCGCCTGCCCAACCTGGACAGTCGGCAGCGCGCCATCCTTGAGCAAGCCATCAAGAGCGGTAGCTGGGCTCCCCCGAACCAACTCCGTCCGCAGGAATAAACATGGCCGACCTCAGCAACGCTCTCCGCATCAGCACGGCCCCGAGTGGGGCCGTTCCCGTCACTGCACCCGGCGCTTTGCGGGTCGGTGAAGCGCCCGACATCTCGGTCTTGAATGACCAGGACGCAGCGGCCAGCATGGGTCAGCTCCGTCGTGGTTTCACCAGCGGGCTGTACGGAGCTGACGCCAACGCGATGGCCACCGACGAGTCGGCGCTGCGTGCTTCGGGCCGGGTGGCTGAGGCCGATGCGCTGCGGGCTGAGATCGCCTTGGTTCAGCGCCGGGCGGCGACGTTCGCTCCGGCTGAGCAGGACGTCACCAAGCTCGGCTGGGAGCCGGGTCGCGCCTTGGACTACGGTCTGGGTGCCGTGGGCCAAGCGGCGTCGAGCATGGTGCAGCCGGCTGCGGCTGAGGTGGTGCTGGGCGGTGCGGGCAAGTTGATCAGCGGTATCAAGACGAAGCCGACCCAGGCCATCGGGGCGGGCCTGCAGCTCGCCGGCCCGGCAGCAGCGGGGCTGCTGAACTACCGCCAGAACAAGGGCGAGTTCTACAACGATGCGGTGGAAGATCCGAACATCCTGCGCAACCACACTGCCCAGGAGATCGACCGGATGGGCACGGGCCACGGCCTGGTAGCGGGTGCGATGGACACGGCGCTGCCCCACATGATCGCCGGGCGAGTGCTGGGCAAGCCGGGGTTGAAGGCGCTGGATGGGCTGAGCGCGCCGCTCAAGATCGGCGGCGACATGCTGATGGAGGGTGGGACCGAGGTCGGGCAGGGCATGGTCAAGCGCGCGGCGCTGGGCCAGTTGAACCCACAGCGCGACACCGGCGGGGACTCGGCAGAGGCCTGGAACGACTTCGCCGGAGGTGTGCTGGGTGCCGGCCCCATGAGCGGCGCGTCCCATCTGGTGGCTGCCGGCCACGCCCGTCTGGGGGTCAAAGGGGATGGAGAGGTAGGGGACGAGCTGAAAAACGGCGGGAAGGGCACTTCCCGGCCTTCGGCGAGCCTTCCTGAGTCCCTGGCTGCCGGTGCCAAGGCCAAAGCCGACCAGCTCCCGAGCCCTGGCGCGGAAGCCTGGCGCGACATCCTGACCGGCCAGGGGCAGGGTGGGACGTTCGAGGAGGACGTGGCGCTCCAGCGCGACTCTCTGGTCAAGGAGCTGACGGTCCGCTCTGCTCGAGGTGATGTTGCGGCCAAGCAACATCTGGACGCCGTGCTGGCCCAGAACCCGGCTGACCCGACCTACCTTGGGGACGACGCGCCCCGCATGGCTGCAGCCGAGCACCTCGTCGGTGACGGCACCAGCCCCGAGGCCAACCAGCGCCTGATCGCTGCCTACGCCAACCGCAAGTTGAACGAGCAGCGCGGCCCCCGCCTCAACGAGCAGGAGTCAGCACCGGATGGGTTCGTACGGGGTGCCGACATGGTCGGCAAGACCCTCGAAGATCGGGCTGCACGGAACCCCGACTCGCCTGCGGATGCCGAGGCCATCGTCAAGTACCGTGAAGTCCAGCAGCGGTCGCGTCTGACCGCTGCGGTGATGCGCGACGCCGTGCCCGAGGGCAAGCCGCCGCAGTTCAAACAGATCGCCGCCGACCTGGGGCGCGAGATCGCCCAGTTCGCCAGCCAGGGCTATGCCAAGCCGACGCCGGGCGACATGCAGCGCGTGTTGCGCATTGGGCAGCAGATGGTGCGTATGTACGGGCGTAAAGCTGCGGACATCGCCACTCAGGTCGGCCGCACGTCGGGCGCTGACGGCTCGAAGCTGCACAAGCTGCTGCTCGGTAGCGTCGTGCTGGCACGTGACAGCGTGCACCAGTTCCAGCAGAAGTCGGCCATCGAGCGCAGCACTGCGGCTGACCAGCTCGCTGCCGTGATCCCGCCGTATGCCGAGCAGAAGCTGCGGACTGCGGGCCTGGACTTGACCACGCCCGAAGGCCGTGAGTCGTTGCTCGATCACGCCGAGGCGTTCTTCGACAACGAGAGCGACCGTCCGGCCAAGGAGTTCCTGGCCACCTTCGGCAAGGCCGGCGTCGAGGCCATGCGTCAAGTGGTCGGCCAACGGATCGAACCTCGTACTGAGATCGACACGAAGACTGACGAGAAGCCGGGCCAGGAGAAGGCGGTGCCTGAGAAGACTGCCAAGCAGTCGAAGGAGAGCGACGACGGGCTGCAGGGCGACATGGAGGAGGGCGACAACTGGCAGCTCGACGGTGCGCTCAAGAACATTGAGCGCGCACCGGGCTCGAAGCTCTACAAGTTCGCCGGCATGAATGCGGTGGGCGTGAAGGATGGCGAGCACCCGTTCAAGCGTGGCAAGGGCGAGAAGGGTGAGCCCGGCAAGTTCCCACGCTTGGTGAGCGGGGACGAGGTGTTCCACGGCGACGACAAGCCTGCCCTGCGGAAGATGGAAGACCAGACCCACGAAGCGCTCGGCACGGTGGTTGGCACGAAGCGTGTCGTGAAGCAGGGCGACGGAGTCCTCAAGCACACGAACGAGAACGCCGACAAGACAGGCGGCACGCGGGTGCGCTCGGTGTCGGCTCGTGAGGTCATGGACGACCGTGGCGTCAAGCCAGTGCAGCGCGTGCGCCTGTTGCGTGACTACCTGGCGCAGGGCGTGAAGGGCAAGCCGATCATGTCGCGCGATGACCCGACGATTCCGCAGCTCGCCACGCTGGACCGCAAGATCGCCGAGATGAAGGCGTCCACGCCGAAGGAGCTGGTCAAGGGCGTGTCGCGTGAAGGCGCAGCCACGGTCGAGAACCCCAAGCATGCCGAGCTGCGCGAGTTGATCAGTCAGCGGCGCGAGGTGGCGGCGAAGCTCGCGGCCAAGATCGGTGTGGAGGTGGATGAAGACGCCAGCGTGCACGACATCGCCGACGCCTACTTCGATCAACGCTTCCTGGTCGTGGCCGAGCAGATGGCCGAGAAGGATCAGCTCCGGCTTGATGTGGCCGACGTGCGGCAGATGACGGACCTGGGCAAGCGCTACCTGAACAAGTCCGACCAGTTCGGTGAGGACAAGGCGGCGGTCCAGGCCGACATGAACCTGATCCGCTTCAAGTCGCTGATGGCTACCTCGAAGGACGGCATCTCGGTGATCCCGGCCGGTGAGCTGGTGGCCTGGGTGCTGAAGAACCGGAACGGTTTCCGCAAGCGCGAGGTGAACACCGACGTCACATCAGCTCTCGACTTCCGCAATGCGCTGATGGAGGGCATCGGTGCCCTGGTGGCTGATGGTCACGCCAGCGAGCTGCCCTTCATGGTCAATGAGCACGGCGACGAGATGTCCTTCGCGCGGGGGATTCCGGGCTGGTTGAAGCTGGGCAAGCTGAGCCAGTACGACTTGAACGCGAAGGCGAACGAGAAGCTGGAGCGTCGTGAGGAACATGGCGACGAGCCCATCGTCGGCCCGCAGCACGAAGACCCTGTGGCGCTGGAGCAAGACCAGGGCGAGAAGGAGCAGGAGCGTCGTGCGGCACGGAACACTGACCCCGATGAACTGCTCGATCAGGGACAGGAAGCGAAGCGCTTGGCGCGGAATTCGACACGTTACTGGGACGAACCGGCTGCGGCTCCGAGCGAAGTTGCGCTGCCGACGAACCCTGACCTGAAGGAAGTCGGCCCGCAGGAGCCAGTGCTCACGGGTCAGCAGACCTTGGAAGGCTTCGAGCTGCCTGAGGTCGAACCACATCAGCCCAGTATTCGCCCTGGCGCTGTTGGCGTCACGCGCCCCGGCCAGAAGGTCGACGAGAAGCGCTCGGGCCGCTACCCCGTCGCCCCGGAGACCGAAGACACGCGCAGTGGCCACGCTGGCCGCGTGCCGTCTGAGATGGAGCCGCGTGAGCAGAAGCAGGGCGCGATGCCCATCGACCGTACCGAGCTGGCCCAGCGCAATGGCATCCTCGACGCGGCGCTCGACAAGGTTATCGCGCTGACGCCGACGAACGCCATGAACAAGGCGCAGGGCGTAGCTGACCAGTTGTGGGGCAGTTTCAGGGATGGTCGTGCCGGAGCGTTCGGACGCCTTCAGGCGATGGTGCGCGACATGGAC